GGTCAGCGCCAGGCGCTGCAGCTTGGCGCTGCGGTAGCTGGCCCACTCACCGGTATGGGTGCGCAGCTTGGTCAGCGCCAGGCGCTGCAGCTTGTCGCCGCGCAGGCGGGCCACTTCCAGCGCCACCTCGGGGCTCAGGCCCTGGGTGGTCACGGCGTCGCGCACGTCGGGGCAGGCGCTGGCCAGCTTGAGGCGGCCGTACACATAGCTGCGGCTCTTGCCCACGCGCTCGGCAATGCGGTCGGCCGTCATGCCGTGGCTGCGGTGCAGGTGCACGAAGCTGTCGGCCTCTTCCAGCGCCGTCACATCCTGGCGCTGCAGGTTCTCGGCCACCTGGGCCAGGGCGGCGTCCTCGTCGCTCATGTCGCGCAGGATGCAGGGCAGGCGCAGTTCGTCGTCGCGGTAGGCGGGCAGGGCGCTGGCGGCGCGGAAGCGCCGGTGGCCGAACACCAGCTCGTAGCGCACGAAGGTGTCGGCCTGCGCGTCGGGCAGCGGCCGCACCACGATGGGCTGCAGGATGCCCTGGGCCTTGATGGACTCGGCCAGGTCCTGCAGGTCGGCCGGGTCGTAGTGCTTGCGGGGGTTGAACGGGCTCTCGCGCAGGGCGCTGGCCGGCAGGTAGGTGATCTGGTCGGTCATGGTGTCAGGCCTTGCGTTGTTGCACAGCACGGGGTTTGCGCGGTTCGCCCAGCGCGTCGGCGGTGGCGCGCGCCAGGCGCCACACGCCCACGGTGCCGTCGGGCGCCCTGCGCACGTACAGCACCGACGTGGCCTTGATGGCGGGCCGGTTGGCCAGGTAGGACTGCGCGGCCTTGGCCAGCGCGGGTTGGTAGTCGGCGGGGATGCCCAGCACGCTCATGCCGTCGGCGGTGAGCTGGTCGAACACGTGGTCGTGTCGGCCGCGGCCCTTCAGGCCGATCATGCTTTCAGGCAGCGGGGCGTCGGTGCGCACCTTCAGCGCGGCCACGTCCAACTTGGGCAGGTAGTTGCGGGCGCCGCCTTGCTGGGCCTTCTTCGGCTTGGCCGCCGGTGCCGATGCGGCCGGCGCCCACTGCTTGAGCCGCGGCCCGGCGCGCCACACGCGGCCCAGGTCGCCGCTGTTGGCGATGGTGATCAGCGCCAGGTCGACGGCGGGCTGCAGGGCCTTGTCCACCGCGCCTGGGGCAATGCCCAGCTTGGCAGCGGCGGCGCTGCGGTCCAGCACCTCGTCGGGGTTGGCCGCCAGGAAGGTGGCGGCGCGCTCGGCCGGGCTGCCGGCCTCCAGGGTAGTGTCAGGCATGGTGGGTGCTCTCGGGGTTGGGGGCAGCCAGGGCCTGCACCACGCGCCACACCTCGGCGCCCAGTGCGGCCAGGTCGCCGTCGTTGTGGATGTCGGCGTCGGCCACCAGCTGGGTGTGGCCTTCGCTCTCGTGGGTGGCGGTGTCGGGCGCCAGGGCGGGGGTGTCGGGGCGGTGCACGCGCACGATGCGGCCGTCCAGCCCGCGCAGGGCTTCGGCCTCGTTGGCCATGCGCACGTCCGTCACCACCAAGTGGCGGTGGCCGTGCTGGCGCTGGTACTGCACCCAGTAGGTGACATGGCGCACCCAGTGCAGCGGGTCATGCTGGCGGCGGAACATGCCCCACTGCTGCAGCACCCAGCGCGGGCTGCGCGGCTGGATCAGGCTGATGCCGTTGACAGCCACCCAGCGCAGCCAGTTGGCGTTGGCGGCGCCGCCCGCGCACAGCTGCGGGGTGGGGCTTTCCTTGTGGGGGCGGTTGGTCAGCAGGCGCTCGTCCACCGCCCAGGCGGCGGCCACCTCGAGGCGCAGCGCGTCGGCAAAGGCGATGCTGTGCCAGCCCGCCGCGCACAGCTGGGCCGCGGCGCTGTCCTTGCCCGCGCCGGCGTGGCCGGTCAGGCCGATCAGCATGACGGGCCCCAGAAGTTGGCCTGCGCCGGCACCGGCTGGGCCGGCAGCGTGGCCAGGGTGGTGGTGGCCAGCAGGGCGGCGTCCACCGCGCGGGCAGCGGGGTGCCACACGTAGCCGGTGCCCACGGGCCACCAGGTGCCCAGGGCCGTGCGCTCCACCGCAGCGCAGAACACGGTGGCGCTGGGGAACTCACTGCGCAGGGTGTAGAACACGTGGCCGGGCACGTCGCGGTCAGCGGTGGTGCGCAGCTCGGCGTCCAGCCGGCGCACCAGCTGTGCCAGGTCAAACAGCTGCAGCCGGCCGTCGGGCAAGGCCAGCGCACGCAGCGTCAGCATGGGCAGGCAGCGGCGCTGCACCGGGTGCAGGTGCACGCTGCTGCCGTCGCGCCACATGATCTCGAAGCGCTGGGCCAGCGCCTCGGCGTCACCGGCCTGGGCGCTCTGGCGGGCAATGATGCGGGTGTCGGTGAACATGGGTCAGTTCTCCTGCGGGGTTGTGGGGGTGGGGTTGGTGATGGGGTCGTGGAAGGCCACGGCGTCGCGGGCATGCACCACGCGCAGGGCGGCGTGGCCGTGGTCGTTGCGCAGCTCCAGCGCGTCGCCCGCCACGCTGACCAGCACGCCGGCGCGCAGCCGGGGCAGCTCGGCCTCGGCGTGCATGTGGTCGGCCACGTCGGTGCCCAGGTCAACGCGGGCAACGTAGGGCAGGCCGGTGCCGGGCTGCAGGTGCAGCATCAGGAAGGCGCGGCCGCCGGTGGTGGGGTAGAGCTGGGCGTCACGCGTCAGCACGCCGGTGACGCGCAGGCATGCCAGCCGGGCCAGCGCTGCCACCGCGCTGCGGGCCGCGTGGCCGGGGTGGGTGGTGGTGCTCATGCCGCCCAGCCCAGCGGGTAGGCCATGGACAGCAGCAGCCCGGCCACGGCGCCGGCGGCCAGCACCAGGGGCAGCCAGGGGTCACGCTGCGCCTCGGCCAGTGCGCGGCGCTGCTGGGGGGTGAGGTGGGGTGCGCCCATGCTCACAGCCCCCAGCCCACGGGCACGTGGTTCGCGGTGTGCTGCTGGGCGGCGCGCAGGCGCAGCTGCACCTGGCGCAGGTCCATGCGCATGGCGCCCAGGGTGGTCAGGTCGTGGTCGACCCGTTCCTCGATGCCGGCAATGCCGGCCTGCAGCTGCTGGGCGCGGGCGCTGAGGTGGCGCAGGGCCAGCCAGCGGCGCAGGCGGCGCCACAGGTGGGGTGCGGCGCGGCTCACGGCACCATCCAATCGTCGTCGCCGAAGGCCAGGCACAGCACCAGCAGGGTCAGCAGCCACAGCGCCAGGGCCATGCGCATCAGATAACGGGCGGCGCGCGGCATCACTGCACCCGCGCGCCGGCCGGGCGGCTGGCGGCCTTGCACAGCTGCTGGGCGCCCAGCATCAACGCGGCGAGCTGGGCGTGGGTGAGCAGCAGCGGGTCTTCACCGGCTACGTGGATGCTGTAGAGCGGCGCGTCGAGGCGCGGATCGCCGCCCACCACGATGCTGGCCGCGCACAGCGGGTGCTCGGGCTCGGTGACCACTTCCACGGTGATGGGTGGCGGGCGCAGCAGGTCATGGGTGCGCCTGGCGGCCTGCCGGGCGCGCTGGGCGTGGCCGGCATCGTCACAAACCTGCAGCCACCAGGCTGTGGCGGCCTCGTCCACACAGAAGGTGCTGAGCCAGTGGTCTAGGTTGGCCTCGGCACCGGCTGCGCTGACGGGCTCCAGGCCGCCGAAGTCGTCGACCACGTAGTCGCCGAATGCCACCAGGGGGCCGTCAGCGGCGAACACGGCCACGTGCCAGGTGCCACGGCCCCAGGTGCGCATGGCCAGCCACCGGCTGTTGCGCAGCACAGGCTCGTCGGTGGGGGTGTGCGCGGGCTGACCGGCCGCGGCGGTGGGTGTAGGCGTCTGCACTCGGGCCTCATCACCCCCGCCGATGGCGTTTTCTTGGGGTGCGAGGCAATGCTAGGACAACCTAGCAACTACTGTCAATAGGATGTCCTAGCGATTCGGCGCCAAGTGCCCACTGAGGTGGGATGCCGCGCGGCCGCATTACAGGTGGAAAATGCCCTAGCGGCGATGTACCGCATAGGGGGTGAGATGAGCATGACCGCCTGCCGTGAATGCGGCAAAGAGATCAGCACCAAGGCCCGCAACTGTCCGCACTGCGGCGCAAAGGTGCCGCACACCAAGTGGTGGCTGTGGATACCGCTCGGGCTCGTGGTTGCCTTCTTCGGCTACGGCTTGAGCATCCCGGAGTACAAGAGCCGGGCTTCAGCTGAGCGCCGGGTGTGCGAGGAGTTTGTGCAGCGTGGCATGGCGCAACAGTACGATTGCGACAAGGCCTACAGTGAGGCCATGTCACGCGGTGCGGGTGGCAGCAGCAGGTAAGCTGCTGCCACAGGCCGTGCTGGCCAACCCGCGGTGCACTCTGGACGACAATGAAACCCCAGGATATCGAGCGCTACTACAAGGCCCACAATGTCAGCGAGTCGTGCCCGACCTGCGGCAATACCAGGTGGGAAGTCGCCGAGCCGCCGATTGGGTTCGACTGGTCGATCAGCAGCGCGCACCAGGGCGGTGGCGTGGTTGCGCCTGCTCCGTCAATTCCGCTGCTAGTGTTGTTCTGCTCCAACTGCTTTGCGTCGCGGACACATGCGCTCGTGGCTGTCAAGCGGTGGCTCTCTGAGAACCCCCTCCCGAGGGGTCCGGCATGATCGTTGAGCCGAGCAAGGACATCATTTGGTTCACGCACGAGCGCCGGCGGGGGCAGAATGACGGTGGCCCACCTGAGCCGCCCGAGATGGACTACGCAACCCGAATTTCAAGCCTGGAGTCCTTCGCCGCTGATGCGCGCGAGAGAACGGTGCGCGTCGAGACCAAGATCGACCACATTGGCACCGAGGTGTCACAGATGAAGTGGTGGTTCCTGGGCACCATCGTGACAATGATCGTCACCGTGCTGGGCACCAGCGTGGCCATTCAGCAGATGACCGTGGCCACCTTCCAGGCTGCCGGCCAGGCGCAACAGCCCGCCCAGCCCACGGTCATCGTCGTGCCTGCTGCTGCAGCGCCTGCATCCCGCTGACGGCGGGCGTCGCCGTCAGGGGTTCTTGTCGATCGTGTCGTGGGCGTCGCACAGCCGCAGGTAGGCGGTGTTGCCTTCGATGGTGAAGCTGGCCTTCAACGTATCGTCAGGCGTGACATGAATCGTCCACGGGGTGACCTTGGCGCCCGGCACGCACGCTGACGGCACCTGCCGGCCGCTGAGCTGGTGCAGGTGCAGCTTGGCTGGCGGCTGATCCAGGTCCAGCAGCAGCAGTGCGCGCAGGGTGTCGCGCACAACGGTGCGGCGCTGCGGGTCCTTGATGCGGCGCAGGCAGCGCAGAAACGTGGGATTGGAGACCACCACCGCGGTGATGAGCCTGGGCCCGTCCATCCGGTCAGTGGAAGGCGCGGTCCAGCTCGGCGTCCAGGGCCTGGGCGGTGGTGGCCACCCGGCGCGCATGGGTCAGCGCGTCCAGGTTGGCATCGTGGGCCTGCAGCACGCCCTTGAAGTCGTGCACCTCGGCGGCAAGCTCGTCGGCCGCGGCGGCCATGCGGCGCAGGGCGCGCGTGGTCATGCCGGTGCGCCCGCGGGTGCGGTCCACCTTCTGGGCCACGTCCATGGCGGTGAGCCGGATGCTGGCCAGGTTGGCCTCCATGCGGTCAAGCGCGGTGCGCAGGGTGTCGTCAGGGTCCAGCGGGTGGTCGGCCGGCGTTTCTTGCAGCGATGCCATGGCGCCGCGGAACCACACTGCACGGTCGGCCAGCCACTGCGCATGGTGGTCTACGAAACGCAGCACCATGGGCGCAGCCGTCGCAGCCGCCAGTGACATCAGCCACTGCGGCAGCCAGCGGTAGGCCCGCGCCAGGTATGTGCGCTCACGCTCAAACGCGGTCGTCTGGTGGCGCGCAAGGTCGACCAGGTCAAACGTGGCGGCAGTGGTCATGGCGGCGGTTGGCAGCTATGGGCGGCTGGGCAGTGTGGGGCGGTATTGGTGGTGCAGTGCACCATCCAACCGCGGGAGTGTCGCACGCCCGGCGCCGGCGCGCGGCCCGGGCAAGCCCTTGCCACCGCTGGTGTCGTGGTGTGGGTCACATGGCCGCCTGCCCGGTGCCGGGCTCGAAGCGTGACGCCGCGGTGATGTCCACCACCGGGTGCACCGCGGCCACCGTGCTGCGGTCCAGCGTGCGGCGCGCGCCGCCGTTGGCGGGCACGAAGGTGACGGTGTCGTCGCGCAGCGCCACCAGCTCGCACACCAGGTAGTAGCCGTCGCGCGTTTCCACCAGCACCAGCTCGCCCTCGTGGCAATGCCCGCCAGGTTCCACCACCAGGCAGGCGCCGTGGCGCACCGCGGGGTAGAGCTCGTCGCCAAACACCCGCACCGCATAGCTGCCGGGCTTGTTGCTGTAGGCCGGCACGTGGCCGATCGGGCGCCCGTCGGGCGCCGTCCGCAGTTCATACATCTTGTCCGCTCCCATCGCCAGCGTGCCGATGACTGGCACTTGATTCGCTGTGATGGGGCCAGTGTGGAAGTAGGGGGCGCTCATTTCCTGAGCTACTGGCGGTAATGCCAGCCCCCCGCTTGGGGCCTGTTGATCTGTCCAGCCGGGGTCGCCGATGCCGGTCTCAAGCCAGTGTTGGCTGCACCCGAGGTATCCGGCTGCCTTGCGCAAGTTGGCAGCCTTCAGCGACAACGACTTGCCAGTGAACCAGTTCGAGACCGATGCAGACTTCGCGCCGGTTGCACGAGCCAAACCAGCCTGAGACAAGCGCGGGTTGCGCTCCAGTGCCAAGCGAAGCCGTTCAGTTAGCGGAAGCATAGGCTAGCCTAGCAACACAACCGCTAGGCTGTGCTTGCGTTTGATCCTAGGTTGTCCTAGCATGCCGGGATGCAACACGTCATAGACCAGCTCGGCGGCCCGGCCGCAGTCGCCCGCATGGTGGGCTGCAAGCCCCCTTCGGTGATCGAGTGGCGCAAGCGCGGCATCCCGGCCGACCGCTGCCCCAACATCGAGCGCGCGAGCGCTGGCAAGGTCACCTGCGAGCAGCTGCGCCCCGACGCCGCCTGGCACCGTGTGCCCGACGCCGACTGGCCCTGGCACCCCCAGGGCCGCCCCCTCATCGACGTGGCCCGCGCACTGCCGCCCGCCACCCCGGGGGCCGGCGATGCTGCGTAAACCCTCGCCTGCCAGCCTCACCGCCTGCCCGTACACGTGGGATGCCACCACGTTGGGGGACTGTGCGCGACGGTTTGTTAGCCCGCCCGCTGCATTTGCGTCAGCAAGTCGATTGCCTGGCCAAGCAGCCGCGTCTGAAGTTGAGGCAACGAGTCGTCGCAACGTGGAACCTTCAGCGTGATGTCGATTAGCTCGACGTCGCTGGCCGCGTGCTGCATGCGCACTAGCCAGAAGTGCTGGTCGGTGTTCTGGACTGTGATCTTTGGGTTCAGTAGTTCCATGGTCGCCCTCCTGTGGCGTTTGGTGTGTGGAAACCCAAGCGTACAGCCACGGGCAGGGCGGCCGCCCTTTGTCTCCCGCACGCATCGGGCGCCGGCCTATCCGGTGACAGCGTCCTCCCTGCTGCCGCGTGCGTTTACCCGGCCAGCCTCGGCTGGTCGGGCTTTTCTTCAGGGGTTGGTGGCGGCTGCCGCGCATGCCTTTATTGGCGCCCCGCTGCAACTGGTAACTCAACAGGTAACCCGATGAGTTCTCCCTATAGCGGTGGACGCCAGGCCGATCTGGCGCTGTTTGGCGGCGTGGTGCAGGCCCAGCGCCTGGTGGTGCCGGCGGCCGTGGTGCAGGGCATCACCAGCTACCGCCACGCCTGCCGGCTGGCCTGGAAGCTGCGCGCCGTGCGCAACCTCACCCGCCGCAGCCTGGCTGACCAGACGGACCTGTACGCCACGCATGTCAGCGACTATTTCAGCGTGCACGCCAACCGCCGCGAGCTGCCTGCCCGGCACATCGCCGAGGTGGAGCGGGTGCTGGGCAACACGGTCATCAGCCAGTGGCTGGCCAGCCAGTGCCAGCTGACGGTGCTGGAAGAGGTGCAGGCTGACCGCGCTGGCCGGCGCAAGGCGGCTTGATGCGGCCGCAGGGTGAGATTCGCCAGGCGCTGCTGACGGCGGCCGAGCAGTTGCAGGCCCAGCAGGGCTGCTTCAGCTGGCACGACCTGGCCGAGCGCGCGCAGGTGGGCTACCTGGCCGCCCGGCGCACGGTGGAGAACATGGCCCGCGCCGGCGCGCTGGAGGGCGTGGGCCAGGAGAAGCGGGCGCACAGCCGGCGCTGGGTGGCCTTGTACGCACTGCCTGAGCTGGCCGTGCTGCACCGCGACAACGAACGCGCCGCTGGCGCCACCGGCCTGGCCAGCGTCGTGCGCGGCTGGTGCAGCTAGAGGGATCTGCAGCATGACCTGTTCGATGCCTGGGCTGAGGCCCCGGATGGCCTGCCGCCCTCGATTGGGCCGCGCTGCATGAGCCGCACGCCGATCGACTTTGCCGGCCTGGCCGCGGCCCTGCTGTTGCAGGCCGATGCGCTGGTGGCCCGCTGGCTGCCCAATGGGGTGGAGCGCAATGGGCGCTGGTACGTGGGCGACTTCGACGGCTCACCGGGCGAGAGCGCGAACGTGAACCTGGCCACAGGCCAGTGGATCGACAACGCCGCGCCCGATGAGGACAAGGGCGGCGACCTGATCAGCCTGTATGCCCGGATCCACAACTTGAACAATGGCCAGGCGGCGCTGGAGCTGATGGACCAGCTGGGCTGGGAGCGGCCGGGCGACCGGCCACCGGTGCAGGCGCCTGCACGGCCGGCGCGCGCGGCTGTGGCGGCCGATGAGCCGGCGCCGGCGGCTGACAGCGGGCCCGGCCCGGCGCCAGCCCCTGCCAAGCGCACGGCGCGGTGGCGGGCGGTGGTGCCGGTGCCGCCGCATGCACCGCGGCCTGACTTCAAGTTCGGCTTCAAGGACAAGAAGCGGGGCGACGCCTGGGTGGAGCTGGACGCGGTGCGCACCTGGGAGTACCGCTTCGAGGGCGACCTGTTCGGCTACGTGGCGCGGTTTGAGCGCATCAGCTCGGACGGCGAGCTGGTGAAGGACACGGTGGCGCGCACCTGGTGCGAGAACGTGGACGACGGCCGGGGCCTGCAGCGCTGGCACTGGAAGGCCTGGGACGAGCCGCGGCCGCTGTACGTGCCGGCCACGCTGCTGAGCGATGGCGGGCGGCTGCCGGTGGTGGTGGTGGAGGGCGAGAAGTGCGCCGAGGCCGGCCACCAGCTGCTGGGCCATGAGTTCGATTTCGTCAGCTGGCCTGGTGGCTGCAAGGCCTGGGCGATGGCGCACTGGGGCTGGCTGATGGCCCGCACGGTGTACCTGTGGCCTGACTGTGATGCGCAGCGTGAGCGGCTGACGAAGGCCGAGCGTGATGCGGGTGTGGACAAGGCCACCAAGCCGCTGTTGCCGCCCGAGAAGCAGCCGGGCATGCAGGCCATGGTGCACATCGGCACCCGGCTGCAGGCCGACCTGGGCTGCACGGTGCACCTGTGCAAGATCCCGCAGCCGGGCAATGTGTCGGACGGCTGGGACATTGCCGATGCGATCGAACAGGGGTGGACGGCCGCGCAGGTGCGTGACTTCATCCGCGGGGCGGCGCCGTTCGTGGCGGTGAGCGATGAGGCGCGCGCCAAAAGCAAACCGGCGCCATCCGGGGCTGGCGCGGATCAGGTGGAGGATGCCGCCGGCTGGCGCGCCAAGCTGTTGGAGACGGCGCAGGGCGCCATCAAGCCGGCGCGCGAGAACGTGGTGCTGGCCATCGACGGCATGGCGCTGCCCGACGGGCGCTGGCTGCCGGGGGTGCCGGAAGCGCAGGGCGTGATCGCCTTCAACGACTTCACCAACGACGTGCTGAAGCTCAAGCCCACGCCCTGGGGCACGCCGGCCGGGGTGTGGGACGAGACGGACGAGCTGGAGCTGGGCGACTGGCTGAGCCGCACGCACTGGCTGCCCCCCATGAGCCGCCAGACGTTGGAAGAGGCGGTGAGCATGGTGGCGCGGCGCCACCGCTACCACCCGGCGCGGGCGCGCTTTGAGGCGCTGCGTGGCAAGTGGGACGGCACGAAGCGGCTGCGCACCTGGCTGTTGCGGTGTTGCCGCACCGAGGGCGCGCTGCTGGCCGGCGAGGATGAATCGGACCGTGCGGCGCGGCTGCACGATCTTGCGGACCACGACATGCTGGGCAAGTACCTGGCGCGTGTGGGCACCTGGGTGCTGATGGCGATCTGCCAGCGGGTGCTGGTGCCGGGCTGCAAGTTCGACTACATGCTGATCCTGGAAGGCGGGCAGGGCCTGGGCAAGAGCACGCTGGCCCGCCTGCTGGGCGGCGAGTGGTTTGCCGACACGGGCCTGGTGCTGGGCGACAAGGACTCCTACCAGAACCTGCAGGGTGTGCTGGTGTACGAGTGGGGCGAGCTGGACAGCCTGACGCGGGCCGAGGTGACGAAGGTGAAGCAGTTCATCAGCTCGCAGAAGGACCGGTTCCGCGCCAGCTTTGACCGGCGGCCGAAGGACTACCCGCGGCAGGTGGTGTTCATCGGCACGACGAACGAATCGCACTACCTCAGTGACCCGACGGGCAACCGGCGGTTCTGGCCGGTGCGGGTACAGGGGCAGATCGACCTGGCCTGGCTGCGGGACAACCTGGAGCAGCTGTTCGCCGAGGCCCTGCAGTACCTGGGCGCGGGCGAGCGGTTCCACCCGCTGCTGCGGGAGCAGGTGGAGTTGTTCGACCCGCAACAGCTCGAGCGCACGGTGGAGAACGCGCTGGAGTCGGCCATCAGGCGCTACCTGTACGACGAGCACCAGAAGGTGGCGATGAACGGGCTGAACGGCGCGTTGGTCAGCGAGATCACGCTGGCCGACCTGCTGACGGCGCTGGGCATCAGTGTGGACAAGCAGACCCAGGTGCTGACCAAGCAGGCCAGCGCGGCGCTGGGGCGCATGGGCTGGGAGCGTGGCCGGGCATCGGGCCGCGTGGGCAAGGTGCGGCCGTGGGTGTACCGCCGGCCACCAGACAGGGACACGGCAACGGGCATGCCCGGCGCCAGCGATGGATCAACCGGGCCCACGCAGGGCCATGAGCAAGCGGGGGCCGCAGATGACTGCCCGTTCTGACCAGCGATCGCACGGCGGTGCGGAAAAGGTCGGGGCAGTCGTGGCCGGGTCTATGTAGCGCGGGTGCGACCAGGCGCGCCTGGATGTCCGGCTGTCCACGTGTCCACGTGGTTTGCACTGCGGCTTGAGAGCTTCGGCTTTGCTGAACCTCTCGATGTTGGCGGAGCTTTGCCCGATCAGCCGGATGTCCACAGCAAAGCGCGGCCAGGCATGCAGATGCCTGCACAGACACGCGCGCCTGCGGGGCCTGCAACGATTTCATCACTCAATGCAATTGAGGTGGACAAGATGGACAAGAGGACTGAGAAGAGCCGCTGGGCCTGGCTGCCGCAGCACATGCCCGGGGTGGCGCGGCTGATGGCCGAGAAGCGCAAGCAGCTGGGCGACGCCCATGTGGCGCTGTGCTGGCGGCGCGGTGTGGTGGAGCAGGCGCCCGGATGGTTCTTTGCCAGCGAGGGTGCGCTGGCGGTGGGCACGCCCTGGGCCGATGAGCCGGTGATCGCCCAGTACATCAGCGGCCGCATCACCACCACGCAGGTGATGCTGGTGCTGCGCCCACCGGAGGCCGCTGATGGCGCGCATTGACTGGGTGGAGCGCGCCCTGCGTGAGTGGGCGCAGTGGCTGATGGTGGGCGACGGCTCAGGCTACAGCGCCATGAGCCCGCTGCACCCGGAGTGGACGCCACCCACGCCGGGCACCACACCCACGATGAAGTCGGCCGCGCCCAGCACGGCCAGGCGCACGCACCGAGCCATCCTGTTGCTGTCAGAGCGCATGCAGGCGACGCTGGTGCTGCACTACTGCACCAATCTGCCGGTGGCTGACCAGGCGCAGCGGCTGCAGTGCCAGGCCACCACGGTGGATGCCCGCATCCGCACAGCGCAGGCCCAGCTGGCCCGGCTGCTGAGCGTGCACGATTGATGCGCGGCGGGGTTTTACGGAATTAGGAAAGTCGCTACATTTCGGGCACGCTGGTGGTCTGACCATCTGGCGCTGACGGTCTCCTGGCCCCGACACGGCAACGTGCTTGGGGCTTTCTTTTGCCCATGCGATCCGCCCCCAAGCCCTGCACTAAGTGCGGCGTGCTCGTCTCTGACGGCACCGCGCGCTGCGATGCGCACAAGCACGCCGGGCGCTTTGGTGATGATCGGCGCGGCAGCCGGCACGAGCGGGGCTACGGTGCCGGCTGGACCAAGAAGCGGGAAGAGGTGAAGCGGCGTGATGCAGGCGTCTGCCAGGAAGGGCTTCGGCTCGGCCAGGTGCACCCTGGCACCGAGGTCGACCACCGCCTGCCCAAGGCCCGCGGCGGCACCGATGACCTGCAGAACCTGCAGCTCATCTGCCGCGCCTGCCACAAGGCCAAGAGCGCACGCGAGGGCAGCCAGGGGAGGGGGGCCGAAAAGTCCCCCACCCCCGCCCCTGGGACCGGCCGGTTCCCCAATTTTCTGCGCGCGCAGGTTATGGGGGAGGGGGGGGTCAATTCGGGCCTGGGTGAACAGGGCACGGCGTCGTCCACCATGTTGGCATCGGTGGGGGCCGCCTGATGGGCCAGCGTGGGCCCGCTCCCAAGCCGGTCGAGCTGAAGCTGCTCGAGGGCAACCGCGGCAACCGGCCGCTGGACCTGCAGGGCATGTTCCGGCCCGAGGTCGGCGTGCCCGATGTACCCAAGTGGCTGGTGCCCGAGGCGAAGAAGGCCTGGCGCCGACTCAGCGCCGAGCTGGTGCGCTACAACCTGCTGAGCAAGGTCGACCGCGATGCGTTCGCGGTGATGTGCCAGACCATCGGCCGCCTGGAGCAGATCGAGCGCGCGATCGCTGCGCGGCAGACCCAGATGGTGGCGGCAGGCCGCGAGGCAGCCGAAGTACTGCTCGACCGCACGCCCAACGGCCTGCAGGTCCAGGCGGCGATCTATCAGGTGCTCAACCGTGAGCAGGCCAAGCTGTGGGGAATGCTCAAGAGCTTCGGCCTGCGGCCGGATGCACGCGCCGCGGTGACGGCCGGCATCCGTGCGCAGCTCACGCTGTTCGAAGGCAGCCAGCCGGCGGCGCCAGCCAAGCCGGATGCGCCTGCCGGGGCGGGCGATGACCTCCCGATGTCCTTTGGGGACTTCACGTGAGCACGGCTGGCTACTTCGAGCGCGTGCTCGGCTACGCACAGCGCGTGACCAGCGGCCAGGAAGTGGCTGGCCGCCTGGAGCGCCTGAAGTGCGCGCGCTTCCTGCGCGATCTCGATCGCGCGGGCGCGTCCGACTGGCCCTACGTGCTGGACCGGGCCGCCGGCGCCCGCGCCTGCCGCTTCGTTGAGCTGATGCCGCACATCAAGGGCGAGTGGGCCCGGCCGGTCTACATCGACGGCAAGCTCCAGTACGCCAAGCTCAAGCTCGAGGACTGGCAGTGCTTCGAAGAGTTCAACCTCTTCGGCTGGAAGCACCGCGACACCGGGCTGCGCCGCTTCCGCCGCAGCTACGAAGAGGTGGCGCGCAAGAACGCCAAGAGCACCCGCGTGGCGGCCCGCCAGCTGTACCTGCTGACAGCCGACGGCGAGCCCGGCGCGCACTGCTACAGCGCAGCCACCACCGGCGACCAGGCGCGCGAGGTCTTCGACACCGCCCGCAACATGGCCCTGCGTGAGCCGGAGTTCCTGGCCCGCTTCGGCGTCGAAGTGGGCAAGCACGACATCACGCTGCCCGGCTCGGCCAGCAGCATGAAGCCGCTCAACGCCGAAGGCAGCACGCTCGACGGCCTGAACATCCACGGCTGCAGCGTCGACGAGATGCACGCGCACAAGACCCGTGCCGTGTGGGACGTGCTGGACAGCGCCACCGGCGCCCGCAGCCAGCCGCTGATCAGCGCCATCACCACCGCCGGCTTCGACCGCAGCGGCATCTGCTACGAGCTGCGCGACTACAGCATCAAGGTGCTCGAAGGCGTCGTCGACGACGACACCTGGTTCGCCAGCATCTACACCATCGACGAAGGCGACATCTGGCATGACCCCGCCGTCTGGCGCAAGGCCAACCCCAACCTGGGCATCAGCGTGAAGGTAGACGACCTCGAGGCCGCCTGCAAGAAGGCCCTGGCCCAGCCCAGCGCCGTGGCCAACTTCCTGACGAAGCGCCTGAACGTCTGGGTCAGCAGCGCCAGCGCCTGGATGGACATGGTGTCCTGGGAGAAGTGCGGCGACACCGGCCTGCGCCTTGAGGACTTCATGGGCGAGCCCTGCTGGATCGGAATGGACCTGGCTGAAAAGCGGGACTTCGCCGCCCTGGTGCTCGTCTTCCTGCGCGATGACCATTGGTACTTCTTCCCCCGCCTCTACCTCAACGAGGCAGCCATCGAGCAGAGCGGCAACGCCCACCTGCAGGGCTGGGCGCGTGCCGGCCACGTCATCATGACGGACGGCAACGTCACCGACTTCGACGTCATCGCCGACGACCTGCGCCGCTACTGCACCGACTACCAGGTGCGCGAGATCCCGTTCGACCCGGCCTTGTCGCGCTACTTCGCCAGCAAGCTGATCGAAGAAGGCCTGCCGCTGGTCGAGATCCGCCAGGCGCCCATGTTCTTCACCCAGCCGCTCATCCAGGTCGAGAACCTGGTGCTCGAGAAGAAGCTGCACTTCGACGGCAACCCTGTCTTTACCTGGATGGTGTCCAACGTCGAAGTGCAGACGTCCAAATTCAGCGGTCTGAAGCACCCCACCAAGAGTCGCGACGAGAACAAGATCGACGGGCCGGTGGCCTTGTTCATGGCACTTGGTCGAGCCATGACTGTTCAAGTCAGCAATGAAGTCTCCCAGGGGTTCGTCGAGCTATGAAGTTTCACGACGATCACGCGCCGGCCTACTGGGACTCGCTGCGCGCCAATGCATTGCAGAACGCCAGCAACGGCGCCACCGTGTATCGCAGCTCCGATGCGCGCATGACTGAGCTGTTCGGCGGCGCGCCGTCAGCTTCGGGCATGCATGTGACCGCCGATTCCGCGATGCGAGTGGCCGCGGTGTACGCCTGTGTCAGCCGCATCGCCGGTGGCGTCAGCACGCTGCCGCTGAACGTGTACCAGCGCAAGTGGGACGCCGGCCGCCGTCAGTATGTGGTGGAAGAGGTTGAGAACGACCCCCTGTGGTGGTTGCTCAACGAACAGCCGTCGGCGGCCTACACGGCAGCCAGTCACTGGGAGAGCCGCCTGCAGTACCTGCTGCTGCGCGGTGACGGCCATAGCCTGCTCCGCCGGCGAGCCGATGGCAGCGTGAAAGAGATCATCCCGTTGCCCTGGGCATCGGTCGAGCCCGAACCGCTCAACGACGAGATCGGGTCCCGCTTGATCTATGCCATCAGTGATGGCTACCGGACCAAGGGTTATGACCAGGACGACGTGCTGCACTTCCCGGGCTTCGGCTTCGACGGCACGCGGGCCATGTCGGTGATCTCTTGGGCAGCGCGCAATGCCACCGGCAACGCTCTGGCAATGGATGAGTACTCCGGCCGTTTCTTCCAGGGCGGTGCCCACCCGTCGATCATCCTGCAGACCGAAAAGGCCATGACGGAGAAGCAGAAGGCTGACCTGCGAGAGAGCTTCGCGGCCAAGTACTCCGGCATCAGCAACGCCCACAGGTTGCCCCTGGTACTGACCGAAGGAACGAAGGCCGAACAGATCAGCCTGACCGCCGAGGACTCGCAGCTGCTGGATGCGCGCAAGTTCCAGGTGGTCGACATCGCGCGTGCCTTCGGTGTACCTCCTCACCTGATCGGCGAGACCAGCGCCAGCACCAGCTGGGGCAGTGGCATCGAATCGATGGGTCGGTCCTTCGTGCAGTACACGCTCGAGCATCACCTGTGCCGATTGGAACAGGAAATCAACCGCAAGCTGTTCCGCACCTCGCGCACCTTCGTCGAGTTCGACCGCAGCGCGCTGATGGAGGGTGACCTGGCCGCACAGGCCGCCTACTACCGCGCCGCCCTCGGTGGCCCGGGCACCGGCAAAGGCTGGATGCCGGTGAACGAGGTGCGCCGCCGCAAACGCCTGCCCCCCATCGTCGGCGAAGACACGATCTTCGACCCCAACCAGCAGCCGACCGCACCGCAAGGAAATACCCCATGAAGAAGCTCATCCAACTGCTGCTGGACAACGCAGCTACCCCTGCCGCTCTGCACTGCGAGATCGTGGGGACCGCCGCTGACGTGTATCTCAAGGGCGTGATCTCGGCCGACTACGGCATCAGCGCGACGGCCTTGCGCGAGGCCTTTGCAGTTGCGGCAGGCGCCGACGTGACGCTGCACATCAACAGCCCGGGCGGCGATGTGTTCGAGGCGCGCGAGATGCAGGGCGTCATCGCCGGCTACGCCGGCAAGGTCACAGCCCTGATCGAAGGCGTGGCCGCAAGCGCTGCCACCATCGTCAGCATGTCCGCCAACGGTGTGCAGATGCTCAAGGGCTCGCGCTACATGATCCACAACGGCTGGTCCTTCACCATGGGTGACAAGAACGACCACCGGGCCATGGCCAATCTGCTCGATGGCTTCGACACGGAGCTGGCGGCCGAGTACGCCCGCAAGACCGGCATCGATGCCAAGCAGATCAGCCAGTGGATGGATGCCGAGACCTGGTTCACGGCCGAGCAGGCGCTGGAACACAAGTTCGCCGATCAGCTGGTTGAAAACACCAAGAACCAGGCCCAGCTCGCCGTCTGGAACCTGAAGGCGTACCTCAACGCCCCGCCGCCCGAAGAGATGCAGGCGCCTGCACCGAACCTGGCTGCCCTGCACGCAGCAAACGCCCGCCGGCTGCAGCTGCTCCAGATCGCCTGACGCGCTCGCCGCGCAGCGAACCATGCCGCCCCAGAGGCGGCTTTTTCTTGCTCACCACCTGAAAGGAACATCATGAGCATTCAAGCCCTGCGCGAGCGCAAGACCGAAATCTCGCGCCTCGCCAACAAGCTGCTCGCCGACAAGGGCGAACAGGTCTGGACCAAGGACGACCAGGCCAGCTTCGACGGCCATGTCGAAGAGATGGAGCGCATCGACAACCAGATCAGTGCCCACCAGAAGATGCTGGACGCCCGTGCCGAGAAGCACGCACCCAAGAAGGAAGGCGGCGACACCAAGAACGTCGCCGGCGTGGAGATCTTCCTGCGCAAGGCCTTCAAGGACATGAGCCCGGAGGAGATCGCGACGGTGCGGAACACCATGAGCACCACCACCGGCTCTCAGGGCGGCTACACCGTCCAGACCTCGGTGGCATCGACCTTCATCGATGCGATGAAGGACTTCGGTGGCATGCGGCGGGTGGCCGACCGTGTGGTCACCGAGAACGGCGCCGACATGAGCTGGCCCAGCTCCGACGGCACGGCTGAAGTCGGTGAAGTGATCGCGCAGAACGTCACCGCCACCGCAGCCGACGCCAGCTTTGGCACCGTGCCGGTGAACACCTTCAAGTTCGGATCGAAGATCATCACCGTGCCCATCGAGCTGCTGCAGGACTCGCAGATCGATGTGGTGGCCATGGTCAATGCGCGCCTGCGCCAGCGCATCGGCCGCATCCAGAACCAGAAGTACAGCATCGGCAGCGGCACCGGTGAGCCCTTCGGCATCACCGTGGCGGCCTCGGTGGGCAAGACCGGCACCACCGGCCAGACGCTGACCATCATCTACGACGACCTGGTCGACCTGGTGGACTCCCTGGACATCGCCTACCTGGACGAACCCGATGTCGGCTGGCAGTTCGGACAGACCCTGCGCAAGGTGGTCCGCAAGATCAAAGACACGGCCGGCCGTCCGATCTGGACTCCCAGCTACGACAGCGGCCTGTCGGCCGGCATGCCCGACCAGCTGCTGGGCTACCCGATCAACATCAACAACGACATGCCGGCGCCCGCGGCCAATGCGGTGTCGGCCAGCTTCGGTAGCCACAAGAAGTACCTGATCCGTGACGCCATGGAGGTCACGCTGTTCCGGTTCGATGACAGCGCCTACATGAAGCTGGGCCAAGTCGGCTTCCTGGCCTGGGCACGCTCCGGCGGCAACCTGCTGGATACCGCTGCGGTGAAGACCTACAAGCACTCGGCCACCTGATCGACGGCACCGAGACAGCCCGCCGCCATGCGCGGCGGGCGCTGGAACACCTACCACTCAGACAGGAATCCACCATGGCAGGAAAACTCATCCCCGCGCGCGTGCTGTGCGACGTGCCGCTGCACGCGCTCAAGGCCGAGCAACTGGTCGAGGCCGAGGCCTCCCTCATCAAGGCGCTGGCCGCCGATGGATCTGTCGATCCGCACAAGGACGCCGTGGCCTATGCCCGTGAGTCCGGCGCGGCTGTGGTCCGCAGCGCCATCGAGGTCGCGGCCGAGGAGCTGGCTACGGCCGTTGATGCGAAGCGCGTCGAGATCGCCCAGCTGCAAGACCTGCAGACCAAGGCCGACCCCGACACCGCCGCTGCCCTCGGCAAGAAGATCCTCGAGGTCGAGTCGGCCCTGGCCGATCTGCTGGCCTGATCGGCACACGGAGCCCCACCCATGACCTTCTCCGCCAACGCCCTGGCCCTTTTCGCCTCCGCCTCGGCCACCGCCCTGGCCGGCGGCACCATCGACCTGCTGGATGCTGGCGGCGCCGTCGTCGCCTCTGCCGGCACGGGCACGCCCACCGCGTCGGGCGCCGTCACCACCATGAGCGGCTTCCCCAAGACCGTGACGGCGGCCGCCAGTGGCACCGTGGCCAGCGCCCGCTACCGCACTGCCGGTGGCGACAACCACAAAGGCGCGATGACGGTCGACCTGGCCGGCAGCGGCGCACAGGTCATCCTGTCGGCGCTGTCCATCACGGCCGGGCAGACGGTGCAGATCACCTCGGCCACCCTGGCGCACGCCGCCGCCTGACCGATGGCCACGCCTACCGCTGACAGCTACACCGCCGCGAGCGGCGCCACGGTGCGCGGTGGACGTGCTGCGCCCGTGGCGCCGCCGCCTGGCTTCTCGTCGGTCAACATCGTGTCGACTGACTCGGTGGTGCCGTTCACCACGCCCGACCAGACCATGGTGCTGCAGCTCCACGGCAGCGGCACGGCGCAGACCACCAGCGGCATCAACTGCTCGGCCGCCTGCAGCTCGGACCTGAGCTACGACACCACCAACGTCTTCAACTTCGCGCTGGTGCGCGGCGGGGTGGACTCGTCCGGTGCGCGCATCACCATGGTCTACCCCCATGACCGGCAGTTGCCGCCCTATGCGTCGGGCGCGATCCGCGAGTCGCTGTGGCTGGGCTGGATCGACAGCAGCCCCAACGTGGCCAGCAACGCCAACACCGGCAAGCTGTGCTTGTACACCGAGCAGCGGCTGGACGCGATGCTGGCCTGGATCGAGGCCAACCAGGCGGCGAACCTCAGCCCCACCAAGCGCTACCTGACCGGCGGCAGCATGGGCGGCTGGGGCACCATGACCTACGGCGTGCGCCGGGCCGACAAGTTCGCCGCGCTGTACCCCAGCCGCCCGCGCTGGCGCTCGTCCGAGACGGCGGGCGCCGTGGCGGTGTTCTCCTGGGCCACTGCCATCCAGCGCTACCTGTTCGGCGCGTCCCCGGCGCTGTGGGACCGGGCATCGCCAGCCGGCACCGTGCAGTCGCATCTGGACATCATCGCCTACGCATCGAACACGGCCAACACCATGCCCTGGGTCGGCTGGTGCGTGGGCCGCAACGACGGCTACATGCCGTTTCAGGACCACATCGACGCCGTGGCCGCCATGCGCGCCACCGGGCGCGGGTTCGCCTTCGTCTGGAACGACGGCAACCACGGCAGCGGCGACATCCTGTCGCAGATCACCGCCAGCTACCCCTACGGCATGTTCGAGCTGGGCAAGGGCTACCCCGTGTTCAGCGAGCACAGCCTGGACGGCAACCCCGCGGTAGACCTGACGGGCGGCATCAACGCCGGCCTGTCCTTCCGCAACGTCACCGAGAGCGCCGGTGCCTGGTCCTGCCAGGTCACGCACATCAGCAGCGCCTGCACGGTGAAAGTCAAGCCCAAGTCGCCGATCTACACCGGCAACCCCACGCCGCAACTCGTCACGATCCCCGGTGCCAACACCTGGGTGACGGTCAGCTTCTAAGGCCCCCACATGGCACGTCCGGTATTCGTCGCAGGGTCGAAGTCCTCGACCCCCATCGACAGCAACTTCGCCGCCACCAAAACGATCGCCGCGCACCCATGCGGCACGGGCCCCGGCCGCATGGTCATCGCTGTGGTGGACACGCACTCGGTGTCGTCGGGCTTGACCGTCACCGGCGTGACCTGCGGCGGTGTGGCAATGACGGCCGGCCCCTCCCGCTCAGGCGGCACGGAGGCCCTGTGGCAGTTGTGGTGGCTGGCCGGCTCGTCGCTGCCTTCCGGCAATCAGGCCATTGTCGCTACGCTGTCATCCGGTGCTACGCGGCCCGGCATCTTCGCCTTCAACTTGATCGACGCCGACGGCGGCGACCTGTCGCTGATCAACGGCGTCACCCCGGCACCCGGCACGATCACGCTGACGCGCACCGTCACGGTCAGCAAGACCGCCGCTCAGTCGGCCTTCGCGCTGATGCGCCAGGGTGAGGCCACGGCCGGCACGGCGGTGTCGCCCGCCACGCTGGCATTCTCCGAGGCCTGGTTCCCGGCCATCACCAGCGTGGTGGCGTGCTACGAGCGCAGCGATGCCGCGTCGGGCTCGGTGGACGTGCAGGCCACCTGGGGCAGCACTGCCGCGTATGGCGACCACATGGGCTTTGCGGTGGCCACCACCTTCGGTGTCGACGCCACCCCGCCCACGCTCACGGGTGCGATCACGGTCGGCACCGTCACCGCCACCAGCATCGCCGTCACCTGGCCGGCCGGTTCCGACGCGGTGGGCGTCACCAGCTACGAGGTCAGCATCAACGGCGGCAGCAGCTGGACGGACACCGGCAACACCACCACGGCCCGCACCTTCACCGGCCTGACGGCCAGCACCAGCTACACCATCCAGGTGCGCGCCAAGGACGCAGCCGGCAACGTCAGCACGCCGGCCCTGTCGGTCACGCAGAGCACCGGTGCCGCAGGTGATACCACCCTGCCGGTGCTCACGGGCACCATCACGGTGGCCAACATCACGCAGACGAGCTTCGACCTCGACTGGCCGCCCGCCACCGACAACGTGGGCATCACCGGGTATGACTACAGCCTGGACGGCGGCACGAGCTGGACGCCGGTGCTGACGGATGCGGTGAGCGTGACGGGCCGCACCGCCGGCACCACCTACGCCGTGCGCGTGCGTGCCGTGGACGGCGCCGGCAACCTCAGCACGCCGGTGCTGTCCACCAGCGTGACCACGGCGGCGGCCGGCGCCACCCTCACCAGCTCACCCTTGAAGAACAACACCGGCAGCCTGCTGCTGGGCGTAGCCTTCGAGGCCTTTGTGCACGACCGAACCACCGGCGCCTTGGTGCTCAAGAAGACCGGCCTGACGAGCAACGGCAGCACCGGGGTGGCGGCCTTCACGGACGCGTCCCTCACGGTGGCCACGGCCTACCGTGTGGTGTGGCGGGCCACGGCAGACGGTGCCGAGGGCCTGGAAACCTTGACCGCGAGCTGACGCCATGAGCTGCCGTGTCTCCACCACCAGTCTGATCGCAGGCGCCTGCGTCGTCGGCAACCGCGGCCTGGGCGTGCTCGGGTCGATCATCCGCGCCACCACGGCCACGGGTGTGCACGGTGCCGGCTACCTGTACAACGACCTGTCGGGCGCCGACGATGCCAAGGAAATCCGCGGCCTGATCGTCACCCCGCCCGCGGCCGGCACCTTCTTTGCCTACGAAGACGGCAGCTTCGACTTCAGCGTCGCAACGGACGGCACCTACACCTTCACCTACCGGCTTTTCGCGGATGGGGCTGACCTGGGCACGTCGACGGCCACCGTGCTGGTGGGCGTGCCCGCCGATCGCACCGCCTCCGTCGCCGGAACCGGCACCATCATCGGCACCGGCGCCGTGTCGGTCACCGTCAGCGGCGGTGCGGGCATTGACGTGACCGCATCTGTGGCAGGCACGGGCGCCATCGTGGGCACCGGGGCGGTGGTGGCCACCATCAGCGACCCGGCTCCGTTCGACGAGCCCGTCACGCTGACCGAAGCCAAGACCGCAGCCCGACTGGAGCTGGCCGACAGCGGCATGGATGCGCTCATCGAGGGCCTCATCACGATGGCGCGCGAGCAGGCCGAGCAGATCACCGGCCGCCTGTACCGAGACACCACCGAGCGCGTGGAGCTGACCGACTGGCCCGCCAGCACCGACCTGCTGTACGTGGCCGAGCCGCGCGCCGTGGCCGTCACCTACTGGGACGGCACCACCTGGGCCACGCTCGACCCGCTGGCTTTCGAGTGGGCCGCGCAAGGCGCCGGCACCGTCATCGCGCCGGCCGTGGGCACCGCCTGGCCCGCGCTGGGCGTGCGCGCGGTGGGCGCCCGCGTGCGGGTTGACCTGACCGCCGGGCCCACCAGCGCCGCGCAGGTGCCCGAGTCGGTGAAGCTCTACATCAAGGCCCTGGTCAGCGTCTGGATCAACACCCCCGACGCGGCGCAGCGCGGGGCGATGCAGACCAACCCCCTGTTTGACCGACTGCTGGACCGGGAGCGGCTGTGGCACTGAACAGCCAGATCGTGATCCGTCAGCGCGCAGCCGGCGAGGACGCCCACGGCCAGCCGCTGGAGACCTGGGCCGACGTCTGCACCGTGTGGGCCGAGATTCGGCACCCCAGCGGGCTGGAGACGATCAAGGCCGGCGCCGAGGTGTCGGTGGTGCGTGTGTCCATCAAGGTGCGCAAGCGCGCCGGCATCACGCCGGCCATGCGTGTGGTGCACGGCGCCGCGCTGTACGACATCGAGGCCGTACTGCCCGACGAGGTGGAGCGGCTGTACATGCACCTGGTGTGCAAGGCGACGTCATGACCGGCTTTGCGCTCAAGCTCAATACCGACGAGCTACTGGCCGGCATCGACGCTGACGCTGCGGCGGTGGAGGCGGCCACGCGGCCGGCAGCGCAGGCCGGCGCACAGGTGCTGTACGAGGCGGTGCAGCGCAACGTGGCCGGCATCAGGCGCCACAGCGGCAACCTGGCGCGCAGCATCTACCAGGCATACAGCAAGAACAACAGCGGCCAGGGGCATGCCACGTACCACATCAGCTGGAACGCCAAGAAGGCCCCGCATGGACACCTCGTGGAGTTCGGGCACCTGATGCGCTACGAGGTCACCTATGACCCGCAGACCCGGCGCTTCACGACGCACAAAGACCGGCCGCTGCCGGCGCCCAAGCAGGTCGCAGCGCGGCCCTTCGTGCGCCCGGCAATCTCGGCCATGCCGCAGGCGCAGGACGCCATGCGCGACCGATTCCTGGCCGAGCTGCAAGCCAAGGGGGTGATCCGGTGACGATGGAAACCGACCTCACGGTGCTGCTGAAGACGCTATGCCCGCGGGTCTACCCAGACGTCGCGCCGGCCGGCACGGCGGCGCCCTGGATCACCTACCAGGGCATCGGTGGGCGCCCGCTGCGCTTCATCGACAACAGCCCGGCCAGCATCCGCCACACGATGGTGCAGATCAACGTCTGGACGGGCTCGCGTGGCGCATCGCTGGTGCTGGTGCGGCAGATCGAGGATGCCCTGTGCGCGGCCTCGGCCTTCACCGCATCGCCAGCCGGCGAGCCCATCGGCACGGCAGAAATTGACATGGTGCCGCCGCTGTACGGCTGCATGCAGGACTTCGACATCTGGGCTCCACGCTGAGCCGCTGACCAGGGCCGCAAGGCCACCCCAACGAACCGCCGCCGGGCAACCGGCTGGCGGTTTTTTCTTGCCCGTCTCGGGCGAAGCAACGCCCGCAAGGGCACCACCACTGAAAGGGGCCAGACATGGCACAAGTACCGACCGGGACGACGTTTTTTATCGCGTCCGCCTACGCCACCGCCAAGACGGTGATCTCTGTCAGCAACGCCGCTGAAGCCGTTGTCGGCAGCACGGCACACGGCTACACCAACGGCGACATCGTGGAAATGTCGTCGGGCTGGGGGCGCCTGAACAAGCGGGTGTACCGCATCAAGTCGGTGACCACCGACAGCTTCGTCATCGAAGGCCAGGACACTACCAACACCACCTTCTTCCCGGCCGGCTCTGGCGTGGGTACGGTGCGCAAGATCACCGCACAGACCCAGATCACCACCGTGATGAACCCCCAGTCGAGCGGTGGCGACCCGAAGACGGTGAACTACAAGTTCGTCGAGTCGGACGTCGAATACTCGATCAACGACGGCTTCGCGGCCACCAACTACACGATGGAGCTTGACGCCGACGCCATCGGCAACGCCGGCTACACCGTGCTGAAGTCGCTGACCGAGGTGCAGACCGACACCTGCCTGATCATGGTCACCCGCTCGGGCTCCAAGGTCTACCAGCCGTGCACGGTGGCGCTGAACGAGTCGATCCGCCTGCAGGACGGCCAAATCAACCGCGTGACCTGCGCGTTCTCGGGCAACAACCGCCTGACCCGCTACGCCTCCTGATTGACGGGCCGGCGCAGCCTGGCCCCACCCCAGCACCGGCCCGGCCGGGTTCTCTTCTTCGCGGGAGAGGCCCGGCTGGGCACGGGCACCTACTCCCCGCGAAGGAACCCCACATGGCCAAGATCATCCTGGGCAAGCGCCCGAAGTCGTTCAAGCACACCATCAGCGTGGCGCTGCCCGAGGGCGGCACCGGCACGATGCAGCTCTCGTTCATCTACCGCACCCGCACCGAGTTCGGGGCGTTTGTCGACGGCCTGGTGGACGCCGCCAAGGTGGCGCCGCCAGCCAGCGCTGCCGATGAGGATGTCGCCTTCAGCCTGCAGCAGGCGCTGGAGAAGACCCGCGACACCAACGCCGACTACATCCTGCAGATCGTGGACGGCTGGAACCTCGATGACGAGTTCAGCCGCGATGCGGTGGTGCGCATGTGCGACGAGCTGCCGGGCGTTGCGCTGGCGATCATCAACGACTACCGCGCCGCCATCACCGAGGGGCGGCTGGGAAACTGAAGGCGGCAGCAGCAGCCGCACACGAGAAGCTGCCCACACTGGCCGAGATGGAGCAGGCCGGGTTCTCGCCAGCCGACTACGAAACAGACCCCGTAGAGGTGTGGCCCGAGAACTGGCCGGCCTGGTGCCTGTACGCAGAGGTCAGCGGACAGTGGCGCATTGCTCCGATGGGTGGGCGTGTGGCACTTGACTACACCGCCTTGTTCCTGCGCATGGACCGCATGCGGCTGGACGATGACACCTGGCAAGACCTGTTCGATGACATCCGCGTCATCGAGGCCGCTGCGCTGCTGCAGATGGCCGCCACCTGAGAAGCCCACACATGACCGACACCCGCAAGGTACAGCTCGCCAGCGAGGTTGACTCGTCCGGCGCCCGCAAGGGCTTCGACGCGATCAAGGACGCTGCCCGCGACACCGCGCAGGTTGTCGGCAAGGCGGGGCAGGACGCGGCCAAGGGGATCGACGGCATCGGCGCCGGTGGCGAGCAGGCGGCCGGCAAGCTGGACCGCGCCACCAAGAGCATCATCGGCAGCATCGAGCGCACCACCGCGGCGATGAAAGCCGGCGAGCGCGGCACGTCTGGCTATTTCGAGGTGCTGGCCAACCAGCGCGGCGCCAACACCGACGCGCTCAAGCCCTACCTCGACCAGCTCCGCCAGGCCGAGGCCGCGCAGCGTGTCGCATCCAGCGGGCTCGACCGCATGGGCGTGAGCGCGAAGCAGACTGCCGCCGCGCTGCGCGGCGTGCCGGCGCAGTTCACCGACATCATCACCAGTCTGCAGGGCGGGCAAGCGCCGCTCACCGTGTTCCTGCAACAGGGCGGGCAGCTCAAGGACATGTTCGGCGGCGCCGGCTCGGCCGCCCGGGCGCTGGGTGGCTACGTCCTCGGCTTGGTGAACCCCTTCACCGTTGCCGCGGCGGCCGGCGCTGGCTTGGCCGTGGCCTACAGCATGGGATCGGCTGAGGCGAAGGAGTTTCAGCGCACCGTCATCCTCTCGGGCCAGGTGGCCGGCGTCACCGCGGGCCAGCTCAGCGACATGGCCGCGGCGGTGCGCGCACTCGGCAGCGGCACGCAGGGCAGGGCGGCCGAGGTGCTCAACCAGATGGCCGCCAGCGGGCTGGTCGGCGCCGGCAGTCTGGAGCGCTTCACCGCCGCCGCGTTGCGGCTGGAGCAGGTCGGCGGCCCGGCGGCCGAGGAAACCGCCAAGGCATTCGCCAACCTCGGCAAGGAGCCCCTGGCCGCATCGCTCAAGCTCAACGAATCGACCAACTTCCTGACGGCCAGCGTCTACAAGCAGATCAAGGCGCTGGAGGATCAGGGGCGCACGGTGGAGGCTGCGCGCGTGGCTCAGGTGGCCTACGCGGATGCAGTCGAGCAGCGCTCACCGCAGCTGCTGCAGACGCTGGGCCTGGTGGAGCGCACATGGCTCGCCATCAAGTCGGCCACCAAGGGCGCTGTCGATGCCGCATTGGACATCGGCCGGGCAGACACCCTGCAGCAGCAGATCAGCGCCATCGGCAAGCAGATTGCCGGCTTCGATGCAGGCGTCGGCAATCTTCGCGTGGACGGCGACCGCCGCGCGCTCATCGAGGCCGAGCGCCGCCGCCTGATCGACCGTCAGGCTTACCTGCAGGAACAGGTTCGGCTGGAGCAGCGCAGCGCAGACGCCGCAGCCCAGCGCGCTGCATCGGTCAAGGCCGGCGTCGAGTGGGACAAGGAAACCGACAAGTACCTGACCAAGCAGCAGCAGGCCGCCCGTGAGATTGCCAAGGCCGAGGCCGTTGGGCTGGCGGCCGGCAAGACCCGGGCCGAGATTGAAAAGCAGATCAGCGCCATCCGCGACAAGTACGCAGACAAGGCGACCAAGGTCAACGCCAACCCCTTCGACACCGAGGCCCTGAAGTCCTACGCCAAGGGCATGGAAGACCTAGGGCGCATCGCGCTCGACGCCTCATCCAAAGCCGACGAGCTGACCAAGACACAGGCCAAGCTGCGCGAGATTCAGGCATCCCCCACCTGGGCCACCTACAGCCGGCAGCAGCAGGAACAAATCCTGTACGCCGCCTCACTGGCCCAGCAGGAAGAAGACCTGGCCGCCGCCACCAAGCGCCGCGGAGAAATCGCCAAGGAGGCCGCCAAGTCCTACGCGCAGTCCCTGGCCGACCTGGGCCGCGGCGGAGATTCCGCTGAAAAGCAACTGCAGGCCCTGCGCGACGAGGAAGCGGCCACGCTGCTGGTGGTGGATGGCGAACTCAGCCTGAAGCAGGCTATCGAGCTGGTCACCATCGCCCGCCTGCAGGAACAGCAGGCCGCCATGATGGGCAACGAGGCGGCAGTGCTGACCATCCAGCGCGAGATCGACGCCCGGCGCGAGCTTGTCAGCCAGATCGGCGGCAAGGAGTCGCGCGATGCCACCCGCAAGTGGACCGACGACCTGAACAAGTCACTCACCGATGCCCTGCTGCGGGGGTTCGAGAGCGGCAAGAGCTTCGCCGAGAACCTGCGCGATACGGTGGTGAACATGTTCAAGACCATGGTGCTGCGCCCGGTGGTGCAGGCCGTGGTGCAGACGGGCACCAACTACGTGACCAGTGCGCTCGGCCTGGCGCAGGCGGCCAACGGCGGAACGGCCGGGTCGCTAGGTTCACTGGGGTCGATCTACTCGGCCGGATCGGCGCTGTACAAGGCGTACGGCACCGCGGCGGCGTACTTTGGTGGATCGGCGGCCACGGCTGGCGGCGGCATTGCGGCTGGCGGCACCTACGGCACCATCGGCGGCACGGCGGGCACATACGGCAGCATCAGCGGCAGCATCGGCACCGGAAGCCTGGGCACAGGCACGGCGTCTGGCGCCAGCAGTGCGGCCAGCAGCTTCGCCGCAGCGGCACCCTACGTCGCCGCAGCCATTGCCGCCTACGCGGTCAGTGCAGACGCCTACAGCAAGGGCTTCACCGTCCAGAGCGTAGACAACAAGTTTCTGGAGTCGGCATCGCCGTCGTTCCTCACGGCCCGGCTGTTCAACAGCCTGGGCATCGGCAGCGACAAGTGGAACAACATCTTCAGCGGCGCCAGCGGCCTGTCGCGCCTGTTCGGCCGCGGTGCGCCGCAGGTCACCGACAGCGGTATCAGCGGCAGCATCGGGGCCGGCGACTTCACCGGTCAGGCATACCGCGATGTGCTGGAGAAGGGCGGCTGGTTCCGCAGCGACAAGCGATACACGCAGTTCGCGGCGCTGGGCGACGACATCAACAAATACTTGGATGTCGCATCCAAGTCGGTGATGGAGCAGACCAAGGCATTCGGCGCGGCGCTGGGCCTGCCGGCCGAGCAACTGGCCAGCGTGACGACACAGGTCAAGATCAAGATCGGCGCCGATGCCGAGGCCAACAAAGCCGCCATCGTCAAGGCGCTGGGCAGCTATACCGATGCGCTGGTCGCCACCTTCGCGGCGCAGGTCGAGCCCTTGCGCCAGTACGGCGAGACGACTGCACAGACCATCGAGCGCGTCGGCGCGGCGCTGACGAACGCCAATGACATCCTACGGGCGCTGGGCCAGTCAACACTGGCAGCGTCTGTCTCAGGCGGCCAGGCGGCGGTGGCGCTGGAGTCGGCATTCGGAAGCGCTGACGCCTTCGGCCAGGCGGCCGGCAGCTTCCTGTCGGCCTTCTACACCGACGCCGAGCGCGCGGCCATCGCCACACAGCAGCTTTCCAGGCAGCTCGGCGACCTGGGCGTCACCACCGTGCCGGCATCGCGCGAGGCTTACAAGGCGCTCGTGATGGCGCAGGACTTGACGACCGAGGGCGGCCGGGCGCTGTATGCCGCGCTGCTGCAACTGTCGCCCGCGTTCGCCTCGGTGGCGGGTGTGGCCGAGGACTTGACGGCGGCGTCTGCCAAGGCGGCACAGCAGGTCATGGCCACGCTCATGTCCGACCGCGGCGGGCTTGACGTCGAGCTGCTGACCGCGCAGGGCCAGGGTGCACAGGCCAAGGCCCTGGCACGGCAGCAAGACCTGGCCAAGATCACCGCCGGCCTGACCGCCACCGATGCAGCAGCGGCCATCGCCGCCTACGACTACAACGCCGCCATCAAGGCGCAGATCGACGCGCTGGGCGAGGCGGCCACCGCGCAGCAAGACCAGGCCGCCCTGCAGGCCGCGATTGCCGACCAGCGCACTGCCCTTGAAAACGAGCTGCTGCAACTCCAGGGCAACACCGCCGAGCTTCGCGCCCGCGAGCTTGCGGCCCTTGAGCCGGCCAACCGAGCGCTACAGGAGCGCATCAACGCGCTGCAGGACGCGCAGGGTGCCGCCGACGCGGCTGGGGCGCTGCGGGATGCGTGGCAGTCCGTTGGCGACACCATCGCCGACGAAGTGAAGCGCATCCGGGGCCTGAACGCAGCGCAAGCCACCACCCTGGCCGGCGCGCAGGCGCAGTTCGCCATCGCAACCGCCAAGGCTCGCGCGGGGGATCAGTCAGCTGCGCAGTCGCTGCCCGAGCTGTCGCGCACCGTCCTCGAAATGGCCGCGGCCGGAGCCACCAGCGCCCAGCAGTTGACCCTGGTTCGCTCGCAAGTGGCAGCTAGCCTGAGCCAGACGGCCGACCTGGTGCGAGCCGTTGGCGACAGCGAGGCCGCCGCCGCAGAGCAGCGTCTGGAGCAGCTCAAGACGGCCGGGGTCAGCACGACCACTGCGCTGACAGCAACCACAGCGGAAGTCGTGGCGCCCACCCTGGCGGCTACCACCAGCCTGACGGATGCCGCCGCGGCAGACCAGAAGGCGCTGCTTTCCGAGCTGGTGGCGTTGCGCGAGGAACTGGTGGGGCTGCGCGATGAGTCGCGGGCCACGGCCAGCTACACCGCCAAGATTTCGCGGCTGCATACCGACTGGGACGGGCGCGGCCTGCTGGTGCGCACCGAAGCCGATCAACCCCTTGCCACGGTGCCTGCATGAAGATCATCAAGCCCACCACGCTGACAGGCGCCATGCTCATCAGCAGCAACGTCCCAGAGACCGACTTCGCCGCCTGGAACAGCGCGACGGCCTACACGCTGGGCGCCAAGGTCATCCGCACCAGCACGCACCGCATCTACCAGCGGCTGGTGGCCGGCACCACGGCCACCGCGCCAGAGTCAGACACCGTGAACTGGCAGGACATCGGCCCGACCAACAGATGGTCCATGTTCGACAGCGAGGTCAGCACGGCAACAAAGCAGGCGACGTCGATTGCGGTCACTGTCGCGCCCGGCCGATCTAGCGGGCTCGCACTCATCGGCTTGCAGGGGTCCGATGCATCGGTTTCGGTGTACGACACCGACTCGGCCACCGTGGTCTACACCGCCGCGGTGTCGCTGGATGCCGCCATCGTCAGCGACTGGTATCAGTACACCTTCTCGCCATTCAGGCAGCAGACCGAGTGGGTGCTGTCGGACCTGCCGCCGTACTCGGCACAGATCACGGTCACCGTCAACGGCACTGCCGCAGCGTGCGGCGCGCTGGTGTTCGGCGAGGTGTACGAGCTGGGCGGCACGCTGATGGGGCCGCGCCTGGGCATCAGCGACTACAGCAAGAAGGAAACCGATGAGTTCGGCACCGTCACCTTCATCAAGCGCGCCTATGCGCGGCGCCTCACTGTCGATGTGATGCTGACCCTGGCCGAGCTGGCCAGCGCGCAGCGCCTGCTGTCCGACCTGCGGGCGACCCCCGCGGTCTACATCCCTGCCAACGGCGCCGACTACGCGCCCATCGTCGTCTATGGGTGGTATCGAGATTTCGGGATCACCATCGCCTACGCCACCCGCTGCCTGTGCAGCCTTGAACTTGAAGGACTCACCTGATGGCACTGCCCACCCTGCCCACGCCGCCCACCCGTTCGGACCCGGCCAACTTCGCGGCTCGCGCAGATACCTTCTTCGCTGCGCTTCCGGCCTGGTCGGCGGCCTTCAATCTGATGGTGCCGGCCGCCGTCGTCGGCGAAGTCACGGGGTCGCTCAACGTCACCGGCAACGCCACGGCCGGCGGCTACTCGTCGGCCGGCTCGCTGCTGGCCAACACCACCACCAGCCAGACCGTTGCGGCCAACGACACGCTCATCAATGCCAACGTCGCCAGCACCAACAAGTACGGATTCGGCGCGAGGCTGACAGCGACGTCTGGCGTGGCATTCGGCGCCAACTTCACAGTCGCGTCAGGCACTGCTACGTATGCACTGTGGAGCTACAACGGCGCTACCGTGGGCTCTATCACATCGAGCGGCGCCGCCACGGCGTACAACACATCATCCGACTACCGGCTCAAGGACGCAGTGGCGCCGCTGACCGGCAGCGGGGCGTTCATCGATGGCCTGCAGCCGAAGCGGTGGGTGTGGAAGTCCAACGGCGAGCAGGGTGTCGGCTTTCTCGCGCATGAGGTACAGGCCGTCTCCCCGGGGTCGGTTGTCGGCCAGAAGGACGCCGTTGGTGTGGACGGCCGGCCGGTGTACCAGGCGATGGAGTACGGCAGCGCCGAGTTCATCGCCAATATCATCGCCGAGCTGCAATCGCTGCGCGCTCGGGTTGCGGCGCTGGAGGGGTGACGATGCCTGACGACAACCCCCTGACCTCCGACCAGCGCCTGCGCGTGCTCGAAGCCGGCCACCGCGTGCTGACCGAGCAGCTGGCCGAGGTGGCCGTCCGCCTGCAGGAGGTCAGCCAGTGCCTGCAGCTCGGCGAGGCCCGCATGGGCAACATCGAAACCGAGCTGCGCGCCAACAGCGCGACGACGGTCGAGGTGCGCGAGATCCTCAGCACCGCGAAAGCCGGCTTCAAGGTGCTGGGCGGCATCGGCACCCTGGTGCGCTGGGCCGGCTACCTGGCCGCCGCCGGCGCGACGATCTACACCGCGTGGCACATGCTCACGCATGGCGGCAAGCCGCCGGGGGCGACGTGATGCTGATCGCGGACTGGCGCCGCGCCTGGCGCATGCTGTCCGTGCAGGTAGCTGCCGTCGCGGTGGTGTGGGGCTCCCTGCCGCCCGAGCAACAGGCGGCCATCCTGTCGCTGCTCGGCGTCGGCCCGGAGCGCATTCCTGCGCTGCTCGGCTTGGCCGTCATCGTCGCCCGGGTGATCGACCAGCCAAAGGCGCGTGATGCTCCGCCCCCTTGACCACGTGCCCCACTGCAGCGCATGGGAGCTGGCCGGCGAGTCCGGCACGGTCGCCGTGACGCTGGAGGATGGCGCCGGGCATGCGTGCCTGTCGCTGCGGGATCGGCACTGCACGTCTCAGTGTGCGCTTGGGGCTGGTGCGTTGCTCGAGCTGGCTGCGGCGCTGGTGGAGGCTGCGGAGCGGCTGCAGGCTGTTCAGCCAGGCGGGTCCGCCTGACCGGGGGACCCATCAATCCGGCGCCACGTCCTCGGCCGCCAGCCACCCGCCCGCCTTGTCGATGCTGAGCATGCGCGCGGTGCCGCCCTTGGCCATCAGCATGACGTCGATCTGGCCCGGTGGCGTGTCCCCGGGCGTGATGCCCTTGCGGAACACCACCACCCGCTCGAAGGTGTCGGCCACCAGCTGGCGGGCCTGCATGCGCGCGGCGTAGTCCAGCGCCTGCACGCCGGCGGCCAGGGTGCGCCAGCGCTCGTCGGCGCCGGTGATGTCGGCGCGCGCCGCATCGGCCAGCGCCCGCTCGGCGGCCTGCACCTCGGCCGCCTTCATGTCCCGCGCGGCCTCCAGCTCGCGGGCGCGGCGGGCAAAGGTGGCCGGCACGGCGCCGTCGGTGTCCAGCAGCGCGTCTGTCAGCCGCTGCAGCTTGGTGTCGATCTCAGCCAGCTCGGCCTGGGCGCTGGCCAGCGCACCGCGGGGCAGGGCGGCCCGGTCACCGCGGAACAGCGCCTGTAGGTTCACCAAGTCGCTGCAGTAGTTGACCAGCGCCCGCTCGATCGGCGCCGCCGAGCATGAGCCCGGCACCGGGCAGCCCTCGCCCGAGTTGACGCGCACGCACTGCAGCCGCCGGTGGCCGTCGGCCAGCGTGCCGTCAGGCCGGCGCTTGTTGGCCATCGTCTGCGCCTTCATCGGCCCGCCGCAGTAGCCGCACACCGTCACGCCGGTGCCGGTCAGCACCGACGGGATCTCGCCCTTCACAGCCTTGCGGCCACGCAGCTGCAGCGCGTCCTGCAGCGCGGCCCACGTGGCGGCGTCCACCACCGGCGGGTAGTAGCCGGCCAGCACATGCGTCTGGCCGTCCAGCTCGAGGTGCTTGTCACCCATCAGCGCCGGGTTGCCCAGCATCCGCACAAGGTGGCCCGACGTGGGCACCGCCGCGCTGCTGGCCAGGCCGGCTGCGTGCAGGTGCCGGGCGATGTGGCCGGTGCCCAGGCCCTGCAGGCACATGTCCACGGCTGCGCGCACGGCCGCGGCCCGGTGCTCGATCAGCTGCCAGCGCCCGCCCGCCACCTGCAGCCAGCCCGGCGTCTTGCCGTAGCGGATCAGCCCGCGGTAGGTGCCCGCCTGCCAGCCCAGGCACTGCCGGCGCATCGCATCACGCACGCGCCGGCTCTTGGTGTCGCTCTCCTCATGGGCGCGGATCATCACCAGCAGGCTGTACACCAGGTCCATCGGGTTGGCCTTGAGCCGCTCTCGGCTGTACACCTTGCCGTCGCTGGCCGTCACCACGCTGATGCCGGCGTTGACGATCTGCGCCAGCTGGGCCTGCGCCTGGATCGGCTCAGCGCGGGACAGGCGGTCCAGCCCTTCGACCACCAGCACCGAGTCACGCGCCACGTGGCCGGCCTCCACAGCGGCCAGGAACACGCCCAGGGCGCCGGTCTTGATGTGCTTCTGGTGGTAGGCCGACAGGCCCTCGTCACGCATGCTCAGCTGCTCGTCGAGCACCAGGCCGTGGTCGGCGGCCCACTTGGCGGCGTAGGCGGCCTGCCGCTCGCTGCTGGCGCCGCTGGCCTGCCGGGCATCGCTGAACCGGATGTAGCTGTAGACCCTGCCGGCCATGTCTGTCCCCCTGTGCGGGGCAGTTTACTTGGCGGGCGTGAGGCTTACCTCGGGCCGACAAGATAAACACTCGTCGGACCTCGCCGCTCGCGTCTTTGCAGACGTCTGCGGCAACCAGGTTCAAAGGGACTTTCTCAGTCGGCCTTCAGTGGCCAACACCCCTAGCGAACGTTGCGGGCTTGTGGCCGTGCAACGGGGCGCAGTGTAGCGCGGGCGCAAAAAAGCCCGCCGAAGCGGGCTGTGCGGGCGCGGTTGGCCGTCAGGCAGGCTGGGTGACGCCGCTGGCGGCCAGGGAACTTTCCGACCACCATTGCTCGGTCGCGCGGCCGTCGGCGGCCTTGTAGCGCAGCAGATAGCTGTTCTCGCTGTTGAGGTACTCGGCGCGGCCGATCACATGCCCCTGCTCACCGCTGGCGATGATGGTGGCCATCTGGCCGATATTGAGCGCAAAGATTCCTTGATTCATGACTTCTCCGTAGTGCGGCCCAGGGTAGGGCGGGCCGCGTTGCCCATTGGTGGACGGCCGCGTAGTCTCTAGAAAGGGATGTCGCGCCAGCGCGCGAGCTGGCCGCGCTCGCTCATGCGGCGCAGCTTCCTGGCCCGCTGATCCTGGCGCCGGCTGCCGCGCACGGCGATTGCGCTTCCCCACTGCACTTGGGAAGCGGTGCGCGCGCTCAGCCAGCGGCCGTTCACGCGCCGCCGCGCCAGGTCGTCGTCGTTCCAGTGCCACCACTGCTCGGGCGACCTGTATCGGAACGTCGGGCCGACGATCACCTCTGGCTCGAAGATGTCCGGGTGCGCGCGGCACCGCGGCTCGTGCCGCCTGGGGTGCTTGCGCATCACCATCACCCACCCCGCTCCAACGGCTTCGACAACACCCGCAGGTGCCCCTGGCCCTGCAGGAAGCCGCGGTAGCTGTTGACGGCCACGGCGCGGGCTTCGCGGGCCACCTGGTCGCCGGCGGCGATGACCTGGCCGTCGTCGGTGACGATGGCCAGGCGTGCCGGGCGGCCGTCGACGGTGACGGTCAGGCCCTCGTGGGTGACTGCGCTGATGATGACGCCGGCGATCGCGCCGGTGGGCTGGGTGCCGATCATGCTGCTGCCCTTTCATCCTGCCGGTAGGTGGCCACCATGGCGGTGAGCTTGGCGACCTCAGCCTCTGACCAGTCGACGGCCTGCATGGCGGTGGGCCGGTCGACGATCTCGGCCAGCTGGTCCATCACGTCAATGCCGGCCTTGGCCAGCTGCAGGTCGGGCCCGTCAAAGCGCACGCGGTTCGTGCGGCCGTAGCGCTCAACCAGGCGGGTGGCCACCTCGAGCTGCTCGTTCATCTCAGGGATGCCGGCCTGCAGCAGCTGGGCCACCTTCCACCAGGTGAAGATGCTGCTGACGTAGTCCCAGATCAGCGCCGGCTCGGCCTGGCCGCTGGCGATGGCGTCGAGGTTGGCCAGGTGGCACAGGCCCAGGTCGACCAGCTGGTGGCGGGTGAGCTTGGGGCGGAAGGCGCGGGGCATGCGGGCCAGCAGCTCGGTCTTGTCGGGTTGGTGGCGGCGCTTCATGCTGCATGCTCCGGGCAGTAGTCGGGGCCGGCCGGGGTCAGGCAGGTGCAGCCGGTGCGGGTGGGGTGCGGGGGCTGCAGCTCGCGCTTGACCAGCTGCAACGGCACCAGCAAGGTGAGCCAGTAGAGGCCGTCATCCATCGGCCCCACGATGCCCGAGTTGTCGATCGCGGTGTCCCAGACGATCTGGTCATCGCAGGCCACAACGGTGTGCCCGACGTGGTTGCCACTGTTGCCGCCCACCAGGTAGTAGGTGCCGGGGTTCACGCCAGCCATCATCGTCATGACCTGGTGCAGGTCACCCTGGAAGGCGAACTCCACATAGGTCAGGCCACGCTCGCCGAGCCAGGCCAGGGTGCGCTCCCGGCAGCCCTGTGCATCGGAGAAGTCGGGCTCCACGAAGTGGGGCACACGCTCGGGCGGCAGGTCCAGCAGGCAGCCGATGGCCGTGCGCCAGCAGTCGCCGATCTGGCCCTGTGCAGGCCGGTGCAAGTGCAGTTGCTTGTAGGGCGTCATGCGTGGCCTGCCCTTTCGTGTTCGGGTGCAGCCTGCTCGTGCATGCTCAGCACCGTGCCGCCCGTGCGCTGCACCAGGGCAGTCATGCCCTCGGTCATCAGAGCCTTGAACTCATCGAACAAGGCGGGGCGCATGTCCAGCAGCGCGGCCGAGATGCTGCCGATGAGCTGGGCGCCGCTCATGTCTGCGGCCTGGGCGATGTAGGCGTTGACCACCGCGCCTTCGTGGCGGATCGCCAGCCGGATGGTGTTGTGCTTCACAGCATCACCCCGCCGTTGGCAATGAAGGCCTGGCGCGCCTCCCACTCCTTGAGCGCGTCGGCGCAGGCCTCGGCCGGGGTGGCCCCCTGGCCATGTGCAAGCACCCTGCGGCTGGGGTCATCCTCGGCCGGCTTGTTGCAGATCCAGGCCATCCACGCCGTGCGCCGTGTGTAGGCCAGCTCGAAGTAGCAATAGGGGTTGGCTTCCAGCTGGCTGGCGTGCACATCCAACAGTTCCTGGATGCTGGTGTCCAGCCCCTGCGGCCAGGGCTCGAAGGTCAGACGGTCCTCGATGACCTTGCGGAACTCCTTGAGCTCGTGGCCACGGGCGGCCGCGGCTGCGGCAATCACCTGGTCGAAGGTCTGGCTCCCCGGGCCCATCAGCCATGCCAGGCGCGGGTCGCGGCTGATCCGGCCCAGCACGCTGCCCAGCGCGATCTGCGCCAGGCGGGCGAAGTCGGGGCCGTAGCCATCGGCGCCCACCGTTGCAGTGCTCCCGCCGGCGGCGCAGCCGCTGGCGTTGTCCATCTGATCCATCACGCTGCCTCCCCGAACAAGTCGCCGTTCGACGCGCCGGCGTCGGCAGGTGGGCCGCCGGCGGCGCCGGCGTTGTCCATCTGATCGGGCTGCGCAGCATCCAGCACGTCCACGCCGTAGCGCTCGGCCAGGGCCACCATGCGGGTGGCTATCTCGCGCCGGGCGATCCAGCTCACAGAGCACAGCTCATCGCACAGCGCATGGCCCACCAGCAGGGCGCCCAGTTGGTCGGCGGTCAGCGTGGCCAGGCGGGTGCGCCACCAGGCCATGTCGTCGAAGTCGCGATGGGCGCCCGGGCAGGCGGCCTCGGCGGCAGCCGTCAGCTCGGTGTCCAGCCCCATCAGCGCCGTCATGCTGCTTTGCAGCTCGCTGGCCATGACTGCCTCGCGCATCAGCACCATGCGCAGGTCATCGGCCGTGCGCGGCTGGGCAAGCACACCGCGCAGCGCAGCGTCGCGGATGCGCACCACCGCGCGGGTGTCCAGAAACGCGCGCTCGGCCGGCGTCCAGTCGGCCATCGGGTCGGGCCGGCCCTGCGCCGTGCGCCCACCCTGGCCAGCGCTCGCGCCAGCGGCGGATGGGGTAGACGCGCCGCCGTCGTTGTCGCCCTGGCCGGTGCCTGCGCGCTCCAGCGCCTCCCAGGCGTCTTGCAGGGCGTCGGCATCGGCGTCGGCGTAGCAGGCCACCACGGCCTTGGTGCCCGGGTGCTGCACGTACACCGGCGTGGGGACCAGCACGCCGGCTGCCGTCAGCCGGGGCAGGGCGTCGGCCACGGTCAGGTCGTCGGCGCCCAGGCGCAGGTCCTCGGCCCGGGTGTAGTCCTTCATGTAGTTCCCGTAGCGGCTGGGGAACAGCGCCGCCGCCTCGTCGCCGGTGATCACCTTGCGGCCCGCCGCCTTGAGCTGGGCGATCTCGCGCAGCGCGTGGGCGTCCACCTTGCCGGCGTAGCACTCGGCGTCGGTGCAGACGTCTGCGTCCAGCGTGCTGGCCAGGTCGGGGTCGTTGCCGGCCAGCCGGGGGCAGCTGGTGCAGGCGCCGGCCAGCTTGGCCAGGGTGGTGTCGGCGGGGTCGAAGGGCGCGGTGCTGATGCGCACGGTGAACATGTCGCGGATCTGCAGCTTGGCGCTGCGGTAGCTGGCCCACTCACCGGTATGGGTGCGCAGCTTGGTCAGCGCCAGGCGCTGCAGCTTGGCGCTGCGG